GTCAGCCGATTGTGATTGCAGAACCTGTTATCCCCTTTTCAAAGCAGGATATAAAGCGGATCCTGGCTGCATGTGAGTTTACGACGCGCACATGTCCAGTGAGCCGGAAGCCCTACACCCAATCAAGGCCAACAGAGACGAGAGATAAAACGATTATTTATTTGCTTTTGGATACGGGCTTGCGAATCGGTGAGCTCTCGCGCCTTACCATGGATGATATATTCATGGATCACAATACATTGCGGGTAACTCCCTACCACACTGGCAAGAAATCGCGCCCACGTGAGGTGCCTTTCGGAAGGTTAGCCAAACGATGGCTCTGGCAATTTATTACTGAGTATAAACCAGCAAACGATCATCCGGTGTTTGGGCTTACTACCACGGGGTTATCCAGGTTGTTTACGCGGCTCGGTAAAAGTGCTGGTATGGCTGGGGTTCATGCCCACAGATTCCGTCACACCTTTGCGATTGAATACATCCGTAATAGTGGGGATATATTCTCACTTCAATACATCCTCGGTCACTCGGACCTCACAATGTGTAGGCGGTATCTGGCGATTGTTAAGGCTGACGCTCAAAACGCTCATGCCCGGGCAAGTCCAGTGGATAATTGGTTGTGAGTAGTATTCGCTATACTGAGGAACTTGTGCAATTTTTGCCCAGGTTATCGGTTATACCGAAAAGTTTGATATAATAAACTTAATAGTACCAGCCACGCGAGGCAATCCAGCAAGGTCCGTACAACCGATGTTGGAGTAAGGCAACCTCACAAAGTACAAGTGAGAAACAGTCAGCGCACCCCGGCTGGTCATTTATTTTTATCGGCTATACCCGATGAAACTCAGTATAAAGGAAAAGGTTCCGATCATAATCGATGACTTTTTCTCCACAAAATTGAGAAATAATCACATATTTGGCGCGATCATGTATTAATTTTGCATTATATTGAAAATGATAGTCCGGTCATGTATTAATTTTGCGGTTTTTAATACATGAGAAACAAAAAGCGCCCACGTTTGTGAGCGCCTTTACAAAACCGTACCCGGACTCTCGTCACCCGTACGGGTCTGGGGAGCGCGACTTCCCCTCTGTGGAGCTGACGGCATCGAAACCGTGTTCTCGCAGGTGGCATATCTGCCATCTCATCGAGCGAACCTTCCAGCCCCAAAGTTATTGTATGGATTATATCAAATGTCTCTCACATTACTATTCACAATCACCTGCAATCCGCAATCCCTGTCCCAAACAAATGCTTGCGCTTGTCTTACTGAGCCGATAAAGCCCTTCTCGGAATGCCATGCATCGGTCGCGGTGATAGCGGATATCCTTCTGAATACAATTCCATTTTTTGTTACTGAGCTCTCAGTATGTAAATGCCCCATGTGCATTTCTCGCCATACTGATTTCCCCCACATTTCAGGTGCCTCTATCTGCATAAGCCCTTCCAGACGTTTGCCCTCATTTTCCCCATGAGCGAATCCGACAAGATTGTCTCCGTAAAGGTGATACTTCCGGGGAGTTGGGGAAAGGTCAACGTCTATCGACTCAGTATGAGCGTATCGTTGGGATAGACCTACAACCGCTGCGTAAGACAACATTTGGTCGTGGTTCCCAGGCACCCACATCACCTTCACTGGTGCCAGTGCATGGCACTGTTCAACCGCCCAAACAAGCAGCTCAACACCTTTTGTAAACATTTTTTGCCACCGTGTGTCGGAATCCAATTGCGTTCCTGCGGTCGTTGTAACCCGCGGTGTGTCAAAATGAAAGAAATCCTGACCGATAGGAAACAAGATATATTCAGGATCTCCCAATACACTTACCTTGCTCAGTATGTCAGTTACAGTTTCTTTCCATAATCTTTCTGCGATTTTCAGATCATAATCGTCTTGACCAGTTTCTTCACCCCATGCGAGTTTGCCTAAATGGAAGTCCATAATCGGCAACTCCAACATGTAATTGCCCGGATCTCGCTTATACTGAGTGAGTTTTGTGGGAGAGAGTTTTTTGAACACCTCGATGATCTGGTCTGATGTCAACTTCCCACCAAGTGGCTTGACCGTGAGTGTGACGGAATACTTTCTATTCGTGTGCAGCACTCCTTCACCGTCTGCATTCTTGATCGTTACATCCCACGATCCGCTTACCAGTCTGCACGTTACCACTTCCCATAACAGCGAGTCAAAGCCGCATTTTTTCATGACAGAAATCGGTGACGCGGCTTCATCATCATTGAGGTAAATATCACGTTTTACTGTCTGTGATTTGTCCTTGTTGTAGACCGTTTCCTGCTGAGTATACTGAGTGCTTTTGTTATCGACATTCATCCGTGCTAATGTGTTCAGGTGCAACCGGATCCCTGCCAGGTATTTCTTTGCATTACTGGGCGATAATTCCTTACCGTACAACCGCCTCATTTTTTCTTGTGGATTGCCCGGGGTTTCGAATACCTCTGCTTCTATTGGATTCATAAGATTGCCGCGGTTATTGGCATTATTTTCTTCGATAACCAACGATTCTGTAAATCTTATTGCCGTATTTACTAAGGTTAATCAGCGTACCCGTCTCAGGGTCAACCGCCCACCAACCGTCAGCACGTTCACCGACAATCAGCACCCAATGCTGGTTGAGTTCGCCACCTGCGTAGAAGTCTACAAGTGCCAGAACTGGTCGCTTGCTATTTAAGATTTTTCGTGCCTGTGTTTCCCAACCTGTGCCGTTCCAGTACCAAGTGTAGTCGGTCAACTCCCTTTGAATCTGCGAGAACAACACGCCAGGATATTTCCAGTACATATTCGCATACTTGATACCGCCCACATAGTTGTACTGATAGCCACCCTTCGAACCGAGTAGGTTGTTGTATCGTTTAGGGTCGGTATCAACGCCAAGATAATCCAGGTAATTCGCAACATTTGTAACCAAGCAACCCTGATGTTTCATCAGAACACCGCTTGAACCCATCCGGTCTGAACCCCAATGCAGGTCGTGCTGACTCCACAGTTTCACTTTCAATAATCCTGTCCAATCGTCAGCAGGTTCTGGTTCTGGCTCAGGCTCAGGCTTCGGATTGCTGATTGCTGAACCCCGACCAAAGTACCCGTCCAGCCCAGCCCTTGTGCCGACAAATCGGTTCTGGTCAACGTAGTAACTACCTACGCCAACCTCTCTCCCTTTACCTTTTTCGCAAGTCTGATGGAATAGCCACTTGCTTACGCCTGTCGGCAATAATGGTGGCGGTGGCATCTCTGGAGTATAGAGCGGATAAGGCAGCGCCGTCCGATAGTACGCTAACCACCAGTCAGCGTTGATAATGCGTGGGTCGGTCAAAAGCATGTTGGAATTGACCCAACTTGCCCTTGAATAAAGAATCGGATAGCGACCAGTCACTTCCTTGATACGTTCCATCATCGTGAGCACCATCGCTGTGGTTAGCGCCTTTGACAATCCACTAACGCTGCGTTCAAGATCGAGCACCAGCCGGTCATACTTCCAGTCCACACCTGCTTGAGTGACAATGTCAATAAGGTGATTCGCCTGTCTGATTGGGTCGCTCTCGGGATAGACGTAGCAATACGCTCCCCGATTGTGCCCGATCAAGCCCTGCCAGTTTGCGTAGAACTTGGGGTCTGTGTAGCCCCAACTCTCGGTAGCCTTGACGAATACGAAGGTTGTATTCGCTTTCATTTTGGCAAAGTCATTGTCGCCCTGCCACTTGCTAATGTCGATTCCAAAAGGTAGTGTCATGTTATGCCGCCTCATAGATAATCACGCCGTTGACTAATTTCGTGCCAGATGATGTAAAATCAATGCCGGTAGCGTCTGCATAGAAATACACAGACGTGCTATCTTCTAACACCATCCACATGCCGGGTTCGGTTAATTGAGCTCCGCTATCAATGACTGGCAAGAAACCATAAACACGTTTATCGGCTGCTGATTTTATTGGTAATGACAATATAGCATCTCCTGAGCTTGAAGACCCATTTTCCATATAAATTATCGCAATGACCAACTTTCCTACTCTGCAATAGCGGTAAGTGCCTAATGGCAATGCCGTCCAGCCAGTTTGTGCCGGCGTCCAGTCCAGCCATGCGCCCGGTGATTCCTTCACCCTCAACCGCTCAACCTCACGCTCTACACGTTTCAACCGCTCAATTATCTTCTCTTCAAAGTTCATAATTCGCCTTCCAGTTTGATATCCAATTGCTCGCCCCCGTCCTGATCCACCCTCACCCTCACCGCCTTGACGTGGCAGTCCACAAAATAGCCAAACGCTTCTACACTCAATACGTCCCCAAACCAGTAATGAATTCCGTATTGCATTCCGGGCGTGTCGTGGATCGTGCCGGTCAACCGTTGTTTTGGCTTGAACTCCTCTAATGCCGCATCACCATCTGCATTCAAAATATCAGTGTCCGATTCATCCCGGCTATCCTTGAAATACTCACGCCGATTCCACTTGCTCGCGTCCCGGCGTGCGATGTTTTCCCGATATACCAATACTCGCTCTTCACGCTCCCCTTGCCCGGCAACCTGCACCCAATTTCGCTCGTCCATGTGGTACGTGCCGAAAGTTGCTTCGCTCAAATTGCCATACTGCTTACCGACTAATCTCGGATCGCCTGAAGCGCGTCCGTGATCTTGCCCACGTTGCCCGGTGTAGGTGCGGAACTCAAACGCTCCCGGTGCTGTTCGTACCACGTCAAAACCCAGCCAAACACCGGCTTCAGTTGCTAACTCTGCCAATTCTTGAACTACGGTCAACACGTTCCGGTAAGCGAACGCCTTTGATATACTTGCGCCACCCGCCCCTAAGTCCGGTGCTTCCGTAATCTTGCTTCGCCATGCGTAAGCGGTTGAGCCTAACTGTTTGCTCACAATCGCTTTCATCAAGTCATCAGGAATGCCAGTCATCTCTGCATCTTCAGAACCAGAGAACGCTGCCACAATTGCCGTGTCTAACAGCCAGTTAGCATCAGTCGCTATCAGCCGGATGTACTCCCCACCTTCGCTGTCAGCCCAAAACTCCCAGTCTTGCAGAAAATAGGCGGTCTCGTTCTGGAGTTCTAACGTGCCATTCTTTTCCCGCCATATCTCGAATATGTCACCGACCGAAAACTCCTCGTATTGGTACAAGCCTCTCGGTAGATCAACCACAAGCGAGCCGATCTGATTCTGTACTTTGACATACTCCAAGCCGTTGAACGCTTGAATTACGCCCTTTCTAATGCCCTCGTGCGTGTACCAGACCAACTCGTATCTCATAAGAGCGCTCCGTCAAGCCCCCAGAATTTCGGACTCCAAGCGATAGTTGCGCCTGAGTTGCTGTCTGTGTCAG